AACAGGAGAAACGAAGAATTGAAAGGTAGACGCAGAAAGACAGTTTCCAGAATGGCGAAACGTTTGGCTACGGAACAGAGTCTCGAACTAAAGCTTAAGATGGGACGCATGAAGATGTACGACTGGATAGAAGCTCCTCTCTCCTCGAAAGACATCGAAATGTCAGGTAAAGGAAAAGCTATAGAAGCAGGCTACAAATACATTCATGGCTGCCAGGACGTACGTATATGCGCCTTGTACAAAATCGTAATGTCGACATATACTTCTGCTTTCTTTACTTTATTCCCAAAACCACAAGATGGTGGGGGTCGTGAGATAGCTGTGCAAGATTTTTTTTACCAGGGTGTCTAATTACTTCCTGGAAAGAATGACCGAATCTATTTGCAAGTACTTCGAGGAGGAGATGATAACAAAAGCCACTCGGAAAACCAGGATACAAGGAGAAACTGTTAGGAGGTTTCGCAAACGACAAAGAGATAGTTTTAAACAAGACTCGGACCGCTGCTTCGCGATATTCGACAATTGTGATCACACTAGGTGGGGTCCAGCTCATTGCCTGTTGGCCTTCCTTATACTCTTGCGCTGTTTTTTGGTTGGAGAAAACTCAAACTTTTTTGATTATTACCTAATGGGCGTCTTCAGGATGTGCGGGAAAGTTATAGAAGTACCCAAAGAGATAATGATTTTCTGGACTCGAGATTTTGACGCAGAAAGGTTCAGGGGTAACAAAGCTTTATACGATGTTATAATGGCTTTCAAGACCACTGGGAAGACTTCTTTTGAGTGTTTTATAGGCATGATGCAAGGTATAAATAACCTCGGTTCGACCTGTGTCGCTTGTGGAAGGACGGCATTGGTGGATTATTTGGTCCAGAACTGTAAGACCACAAAGGATTGTTTGGAGTTGTCTCACATGGTCAGTTCAGACGATAAGCATACAGCAATGTTGGCTAAGATCAAGTCTGAAGAAGCTCTGGCTCGGAAATTGGAAGCAGCCCTTTTGGTCACTAGGGTTTGTATCATCAACGACGTTACAGGAGTTTTGACCAATTGTAAAGAGAGCGAAAAGAAGACCCTAAAATCCACCGAAGATTCTGAATTCAATTCTCACTATATCATAGATGGAGTGTTTGTACCTAGAAGTTACATAGACTATAAGTCTCTAAGCTCTGCTGCTAAAGCTATAAGCTATGAATCAGATGTGTTATCTATGATGAACGGTGTTCAAGCATTAGCTTACAAAGGTCTTCCTGAGATCAATTCGTTACTATTCCAG